GGTTGAATAGCTCCTATAACTTTGACTTTGGTATTGCAGACCCTAACAGTTTATCAGTTGGTTTTGGGATGATGGTTTGGTTGGCTAAAAACCAAGATGGTCTAGTATCGTTCATGGTCAGTAATGGCCAAAAACCAGAAGACATATCTAGCCAAGCCATTAATGTTTTGCTTGAAAATTCAACGCATCCCGACACGTTAAGTCCATTTTTACTAACAGAAGTGGATGGGTTTTTGTATCAGTATGAGAATACAATTTTTTACCGGGCTGCGGCTGGTACGTTTATTGGATTCGGTGATTTGGATATTGTTGATAATGCTAACTCGATTGAATATAACTTTGAGACCAAAACATGGACTCGATGTATTGAATTGAATGGCGAGCGTAATCGTATTCAAAAACACGTGTACTTTAACAATCAGCATTTAGTGATAGTACAGGGTGACCCGGCTATTTATCAAATGGCGGGTAATATCTATCACAATGAGATTAGGAATGTCGATCAACCAAATGATCAAGCGGATGATGCGTTTTTAAAATTCCCGATGCGTTATGAGTTAATCACTAAGCAGCTTTTCTTGGAGGATTATTCGGAGTTTGCGGATGAGTATGTTGAAATTGATTTCGTTTTTGGTAATAAAACTTTCTACAAGAATTGCTCACCTTATCTCAATACGACATTCATTGTCAGTGAAGACAGTACGCCGGAAAATCCTATTTATGTGGTTACAGAAGATGATAAATATATTATTGCCGATGGTTCAAACACACCCTCTTTTGATGACAACCACTACTGCGCGTTATTTAAACCTCATATCGAACTTTATTTTTCTGATGATGGTGGTGAAACTTTCCTGCCAGCAGATTTAAGAGAATTTAGCCCATTAGGTCAATACCGATGGCGTATGCGTTGGTATGAGTTAGGTTGCAGCCGTAACCGTTGCTACAAGCTTGTATGCGTATCATCCGCACCGATTGTGGTATTGGGTGCCGTTCGCAATACTAAGCGTGTTAGTGGAGGGGCGAACTAATGACGATATTTTTAGATAGAATAGATGCCGTACCTAGCACCGGTAGCGATCTTGATCCACAGTTTTTGCAATGGTTGTGGGTACTGGTAGACGCCTTAAATGAAAATATTAGTGATATCCAAGGCGCATTTAATTTGCTGACTGCTATCGGATATACGCAGACACAAATAACAGACATGAATACAGCCGGAACAATTGGTAATGGCATACTCCTGTATGACACCACCAATAATGTATACGTAGGGAAGCAAAGCGGCTCGCTGGTTAAATTCACGACGACCGCTTACCCATAAGGAGATAAATATGAGCTGGCTTGACCCATTCGACATTGGCGGCAAATTCGATAGTTTCATGCATCCTGAAAAGGGCTATCAAAAAGGCCAAGATCAACTTGATCAATACTATCAACAAGGCCAAGGCTACTTACAGCCCTATAATCAATTTGGGCAAAATGCGCACGGTCAATTATCTGAAGCCATGAAGCGATTGCTAGATCCACAGGGTTTGCAGAATGAATGGGCACAAGGTTATGCCGAATCACCGTCTGCTAGAAATGCAGAGGCCATGGCGCAAGAACATGGGCTTAATGCAGCCAGTGGATTAGGGCTAATGGGTTCTAATACGGCGTTGAATGCGATTCAAGGCGGTACCACCCAAATAGGTCTGAATGATAGGCAAAATTATCTCGATAACCTGATGCAAAAGTACCTAGCCGGTACCGGTATTGCGGGCAATATCTTCAATCAAGGTGCAGGTGCCGCGGGTACCATGGGTGCTAATGCAATGAATATGGGCGGTAATGCAGCGCAATTGGCCTTTGGTAAGCAGAATGCACCGGGTGATTTATTCGGCAAGCTTATAGGCACAGGTGTAGGATATATGACGGGCGGCGCAGGCGGTAAATCTGATGGCAGCGCTGGCGGTTGGTCTTTAGGAGGTGGCTAATGGCACTTAACATACCAATGCCGGATTCTTCCGGAACTTCGCTTCTCCAAGGGCTTAACACGGGTTCGACGATGATGACCCGCATGATGCAGCCAATATTGGAGCGCGAAAAGCTCAAGCAGCAACAAGGTCAATTCGACCAAAGTTATGTGCTACAAAAGCAGGCGCAGGGTCGCGCGCAAGCGTTAATGCCCTATATGATTCAGCAATACCAAGATACGCATAGAACGGCAGCCAGCGAAGCGGATATGAAAGACATCTATCGCAACTTGCTAAAAGATGCTTTGTCTGGTAGCGGTGGCTTGCCTGGTGCGCCTGTACCGGGGGGAATGCCACCCCAACAAGGTGGTATGCCTGGTCAAGTTCCGGGTCAAGAGCCTAATGTGCAACAAGGTGGAATGCCGCCACAAATGCCACCCCAAATAGGGGCAGCACCTAATGGCGCGCCGGGTTTACCCGATATGGTAACGCCTCCTGCTCCTCCCATGAATGCTGATTCAGGACTTGCTGGACAAGAGCATGAGTTACGTTCTGGTAATCCACAGCTTGCGAAACTGGACTCTGTGGCAGGACTTGTGCCGGGCATCCCAAAACCTGTGCAGCATATTACTAATGGGATGGTTTTTACGACTTATCCAAGTGGACGCATGACCGTGCAGAAAGTGTCAGGCAGCGCAGGTCAAACCCCGGGTGAGCGTAATGTATCAGCCAAAGAAGCATCCAAGATTCGTGACCAAGCTACGGCGTTGGTTAACAGTGCTAACCTTGTCCAGCAAGGTTATGATGTAATGGATGAACACCCCGATTTAACAGGGATTGGTACAGGGTTGGCGAACAAATTTAATTTATCTAATCAGAAAGGATTGGGTAAATTTATTAATGTGACTGGTAAACTACAAGCTGAACTTGGAAAATACACTTCTTCTCGTGGTGGTATACAAGCTGTAAAATGGGCGCAAAGCGTAAAACCAAGTGAATGGAAGCCCGAAGATTACAATTACGATATGTTTGATGCTATTAAAACTAATCTGAACGATGAATATAACACTTTGAACCAGCAATATAAGGCGGCAACTGGGCAAGACTTGCCTATTCCACTCCCCAAAGTAACCAGAAAAGGTGGTGGAAAAGCAGCGGGAACAGGTGTGGGAACTAATAAAGGGAAAGTTACTAAGTGGAAAATGACTGGCGGCCAATTGGTTAAGGAATAACTATGGTTCATCAAGTTGATGTTGATGGCGAAATACACGAGTTTCCTGATGAGGCAACGCCTGAAATGATGCAGGCTGCACTCAAAACGGAAGCTACTCGCCAACAATTTACCAATCTCACTCAGCACGGTATCTTAGACCGACCACGAGAAAAACTGATGTCTGATGCGTTGGGATTGGCTAAAAATATTGGTAGTACGGTTAAAGAAGGTGTTCCAGCCTTATTAAACCAAGCCGTGTCAAGTCCTGGCAAATCTGCAAAGAATATTGGTGCAGGTTTGAGTAGTATTCCATTCAATATTGGTAATGCGATATTGAATACTCCCCAATATATAGCCGGTTTGGAATCAGATCGTGCGTCTAAATTTTTGAAGAAGTACACTCCAGAAATTCCCACCGAAGGAATCGTTAATGCTACGTTTGGTGAGCCATCCCAGGCAGATACTGATGTGCGTAATCTTGGGGCTTTATTGCCTATTCTTGGGCCATTGGGTAAAGCTGGTGGAAAAGGTGCTACAAGCGCAATTAAGGGTGGAGTAGCCAAGGTAGTTGGCAAGACTGACCCTTTACTTGAAGCAAATGAGGCGTTACTTGACACTAATCTCGACCAGAAAGCCGCTGAGCTGGAGCAAAAGACGGCGGCCGCACAAGCAGCGGAAGATGCCAATAAGCAAGCTATCGCCCAATCCAAGCAAGAAGTCGGTAAATCTGATGCTGATTTGATGCAATATAATGTCACGAACCGTCAAAAGGCAATTGACGAATTAACACAGAAAAATGCAGCTTTGAAAGACCAGCTTTCGCAAGTTCAACCCAAAGAAGGTGCGGTTGGTGAGGCACAATCTAAAGTCCTAGCTAAGCAAGAGGCACAATTAAAAGCCCTGCAAGAAACTGAAGCCAATGATGCGGCTTATAGTTCTGCTATCGAGCAATCCAAGCAACAAACAGGGAAATCAAATCCTGATTTAATGGAAAATGCGGCGACAAAAAGACAACAAGACATTGACAATATGATGAATGAAGCGAGTGCGCTTCAAGAACAATTGACCAATATCAAAGTGGGTGAAGATGCCATTCCGCAAGCGGAAGAAAATTTGAATGTTGCACAACTTCACCAACAAAATACAGAGAACATGGCGGATAGTGTTGAATCCAACATAGGGCAATTCCTAAACCAAGGTGCTGCACATGCTGTAAGAGCCGGACAAGGTTTGTCTCACCGCGTGAGAGGCATTGAGGATTATTGGAATAATGCTTATAAGACATTCCAAAGCAATATTGCGGATGCGAATTTCCAAATGCCAAAAACGGCAATGGAAAAGCTTGATTACGATACGATGTCGCCTACCCAACTTATTAAAACGTTTGGGGCTGATGCATTTGAAGCCTTAAAAAAGGGTAAGTTGGACGATTTTATCAAAAAACAAAAATCCAATGATGTTAAGCAAGCGCAAGGAAGTAATTCATATCTCCAAACATTAATGGAAGTAGCGCCCACTATTACTGATACAAATGCGGCTGATTTTCTAGCGAAATACAAAGATTTTCGTGACCGTACATTTAAGTTAAGCCAACGCTTACGCGATCCTCGTGTTGAAGAAGTTGAAAAGCAAAAGATGCAGGAAGCATTGACACAAGCTCGTCAAATGCAAGCTCAAATGAAACAAGTGCTTGATGCAGGACTTGGCAAATTTAAACCTGAATTTGAGCGTGTAAACAAAGGCTATTCCGAACAGATTTATCCATTGCGAGATAATCCTGTTGTGCAAAATGCGCATGAAGGGAAACTATCTGACAACATTATTAAATCGCTTCGTACCAATGAAGAAGGGATGCCGCTTGTTCGTGAGCTTGTTAAACAAGACCCTGAGATTTTGCGAAATGTTATCGGTCAGCGTTATTTTGCAAAACCGGAAGAGCTTCACAATCCAACGGAATTAATGCGTGAATACTTGGGTGAAGTTCCACAGTTACAACGTCTTTTAAATGAAAAACAAACAGCAAATGCAGCATTAGAACAATCACGCACAAATGCTAATGTTGCGCAACAACAACACGCTGATTTGGTTAAGCGTCAGGCCCAATCAGAAAAATTGGAAACTAATTTAGGTGAGTTACATGATAAGATCAAGGGCAGTAGTAAGGAACTAAAAACACTTGAAAAACATATTTCCAGTTTAAGGGATGCTGCCAAGAAAAAAGGAATTTCTTTAGAGAAAAAAGTTCAAATTGAAAAGCAACTTTCTGATGCTAAAGCCGAACACGCCGAGCTTCAAAAAAATCAAAGTGAAGCTGAAAAGATCGAGAAAAAGATCACAGATTTAACGGATGGTATTGAGAAACATGCGGCTGAAATACCTAAGTTAAAAGCACACATCACAAACCTGCAAGAAACAGCACAACGTAAAAATATTACCTTAAAAGAGAAAATGAAGTCTGAGCAAGAGCTAAAAGAACTGCGCAGACAGTTAAAAGATACTTCATCAAAGCTGGATGAGAAAGTAACAGGATTGCGTAAATATTGGAGAATCGCTAAAACAATATATAAGATTCGAAAGAAAATGATTATCTAATTGACAGGAGTCGAGCAATGGCATTAGGGATAAGAGGGGCTAATCCAATATGGTCAGAAGTTGACCTACAAGGTAATTTATTCGATGACACGTTCTATCTATTCGTGCTTGAAAACACGATTCCTTATATTCCGGCCGATGTTTACCATGATCCAGATTTTAACAGAATTTGGACACAACCTATCCAATTTTTAGGCAATGGAACATTACCTACGGATATTTACTTTGAGTCCGATAAAGTTTACCGACTTGAGTTTCGTCAAGGCCAAACCCAGGCAGATCCTTTGATTTATGAAATAAATAATTATGTGGCTGGAACAGGTGGTTCTACTCCTGTTGACACACTGGCTTTTGCTTCAAGCAATCAGGTTACTAACCCACAATTTGCATTGATGAGCTTGGAAAACCCAGTAACAATTAGTGGCACAAACCCTGATCCTATCGAGATTGCCCCTGGTTGGACGCTGTTGGTTGCCGGTACAGGTAGCGTTACGATCACACAGGTGCCTTTGAATAATTCCAATGCGAACCCCTCTAACGCACCGTACGCGCTACAGCTTACGATGAGTGGATGGACAACCGATTCTGTTATTTTGCGTCAGAGATTCCCGCAAAATGGGATGTTATGGGCTAACAAAGTGGTATCTTCCACAGTGACTGCTCAAATTAACGGTAGCCCTCAATCCATTATGGCTAATTTGGTAGATTCCAATAGTGCCGTATTGGGTACTGTATTGTCGTTGACCCCGGTTAATGAGGCATGGAATGAATATACAGGCCATGCAGATTTACCAGCTGTCACTAATCCTGATACGCCACCCGCTGCTTATATTGATTATTTGTTACATTTGCCAAGCAACATTGATATTTACTTAACTAGTTTCCAGCTTGTTGTTCAAGAGATACCGATTCATCCTTCGTTTGAACAAGACTCGATTAATCGGCAAATAGACCATACTTACCATAATGCCTATCCCATTGTGCCTGTGGGCGCTATTATTGATTTTGGTGGGTTTGTGGTGCCTGAGCATTACTATTTATGTGATGGTACTACTAAAGATCGTACCCGCGACTATTTATTGTTTAATGCTATTACTAAAATCGAAACAGTGACGTTAACCAGTGGCGTTAATACCTTTACCGTTGCATCCAGTGCTGATTACCATATTGGTATGGCTATTGAAGGCACAGGCATCCAAGTCGGCGGTGCGCTGATTACCAATATTGTGGGCACGACAATTACCATGTCTGCCAATGCTACTGCATCAGGGTCATCTGCGGTTCGGTTTTTTGCATGGAATAATGGTAATGGATCTACAACATTTTCATTGCCAAATTTACCAGGATATACGACTGCGGGTGCGAATGGCTCCTTATTCTCTGGCAACAATGGTGTTGGTTTAACAGGTGGTAGCGCAACCCACACGTTACTTGAAACTGAAATGCCAGCTCATACTCACCCACCATTAAGTGGAACCGGATTTGATGTGGATGTAGGTGCGGGTGGCAACAATAACTTTAATGCTGGTACGCAACATCAAACGCAAGCCACAACAGGAAGTGCAGGTGGTGGTTTACCACATACAATTGTACAGCCCACCGCATTAGTCAAAAAATGCATTAGATATCAATAATCATTACAAGGACGGATAAAATGACTATTCAATATAATTCAAATTACATCGAACGGCAAGTGGTACAATAGGTGAACAGCAATACAATGAATTTAAGCCAAAGAAACGGTATGTTAGAGGTGGGGATGTACTGCATTTCATAACGCCAGATACTAACGCTTACATCGGCATGTCATTAAGACGGCTTCAAGGTTAATATCAATAATCACAAGGATATCGTGATGGTCGATACTATAAAGTTCAGTGAATTTAATGATGGTGGGGATTTATCTAACGATGAAACCACAGTCGGATTAGGTTCTGGTGTAAATACTAAATTCAATAATCCTTGGACATTTTTAAGACCTGGCACCACGGGAATGAGACCGGCACCGGTTGCGGCAATTTATTATCGTTTAAGGTTTAATACTACTCTTCAGGTTTATGAATATTATGACCCGCTTAGCACTACCTGGACTCAACTATCAGGAACGGGAACCGGCACAGTAAACCCAGGTTTAGCAAATGATTTAGCCTTTTATGCAGTGAGTGGGCAGATTATTTCGCCGATAAATGGAGCGTTGAGCTCTGTATTGGTGACTAATGCTTTAGGAGTACCATCCTTAAGCACGACGTTACCGAGTGGGTTATCCATTCCAGGAGCAACTATTACGGGTTCAACGGCTGCATTATTATCAGGATCAATCATAGCCGCTCCTGTGGCTGGAACTGATCTTGTTAATAAAGACTATGTTGATGGGGTAGTAGGAGGGGCTGTACTATCCATTACAGGTACGGCGAATCAGATTATAGCGTCCTCACCTACTGGCAATGTCACTTTAAGTTTGCCTCAAGATATTGCTGTTGGAAGTACTCCTACCTTTTTAGGATTAACGTTAACCACTACTCCTTTAGGGATATCCTCTGGCGGTACTAACCTCTCAGCTTTACCAACCGTTGCTATCGCTAGCACGTATGCTGCATGGGATGCTAATTTAAATTTATCGGCTAATAATTTTCAATCAGGTTATTTCACAACTGCTACAGCCGCAGTC